ATCTCTTGCCTAAGCAATTATGGATCTTGTTTTAGTCATCAACCCTGATTATAAATCGATTGTGATTCAGTTTTCTCTGATTTTATTGTGGTACAATTCAATTATAGTCTCATCTCTTACAAGATTCTCTAATAATTTCATAAACCCCGGTTGAACGTGCATCTACTTACATGTAGATGCTATACGTCACCGTAACTATTGAAGCCGTAGTCTTCTGGCTCATGGAAGCAGCCTCACCGTAAGGTAAGACTCCTCCCACAACCAGGATCGACCTAGCTTCCTTACCCCAGGCCGCTTGCTCGATGTCACCCTTGTAACTGATCGACAACTTCTTAAATATAACTTTAAGATGTCTAGTCGTCAGCCTTGGTTTTAACATCGATAAGATGGGGTAGGCCTCCAAAACGCCAGGCGCACGTTTTCGCATGTATATCTCCTTCACACACACATTGCCTGCAAACAAACTAGTATCATGACTGGACTTGAGAACCACCTTCGCCGTAACCCTCGTGTCATTCTCTGCCAGGCTTTTAGCGTATGACGCCCCCAACATTGAATTGAACACCGAAAAGTTCAGTTCGTTTAGTATCTCATGTTCAACCGATGACACATGGTTTGCTTGGAACGCGTTCGTAGCGTTACAATCTAGTTCTCCATACTCCATATCCTCGTCGATGATAGGAGTAGAGACCATAGTAAAAACGGGTCGATTACTTCCGTTCATTTGGAAAACAGGTCCTTTCCCTAGAGAGGCCTTGCCCGTTAATAGAGCTTCAACGACCTTCTTGGCGAATCCTGTCTTCATGGCCACACTTCTCACCAGCAACAATGCCGGCAGGTCGTGGCCCGACCTATTTATCAATGACCTACAATTCGTCACCATAGTAGTCATTATCCCTTCAACCCCGAGCAACCCATCGCTCGACCAATTTCCACTAACACACGATGCTACGGCTCTCATCGCATAACCGATAGCATGTTTGTCTCCTATGGCGAGCCTGAGAAACTCCTTAGTCACACAGCCCACACTCTGCTTCAACGGGTTCAACTTTACCTTCGCCGCCTCCAGCTTATTCAACAGTACTTCCACATCCTCTGGTGAGTGAAAAACCGCAACGACATCATCACCCGTGTGCAATGAGTCGTAAGCCTTGGAGTCCCACAAGGCCGGGTCAGCGGCAATAATATACGCCAAATTCAGTATACTATTGATGAAAGTCGTTAACCTGTGCCCCGACATCAACGTCGCCGAGAACAGTCCCAATTCCTCACCATCCACACAAGCATGCATCCGATAAAAACTAGCACATAATCGCTTAGTTAATACCGGATCATACCCCGTCCACTGAGCCACTTCCTCTACAACTATCTCTTGTGCCCTAAGAGTATGTTGAGCATTGTAGTCAGTATAGTCGAGCATCACGTTCACTCCTTTTCCCATTCCTTTCACTTTCTCCGTTATACCTACCAGACCATATTCGGCCGGGTTAAGTAAAACCCTATTGTTAGCCCACTCTTTCTCGATCGGCTTAACAAAGTGTTCGAAACAGGCGTATGACACGGTGTCACACGACAGGATCAATCGCTGCTTCCCATTCTCTTCTTTAATGGCCGAAGATACATACACCTCCCCATTCCAGAAATAGAGAGGGTTATTAGACCAACTCTCCATTGCCACTCGCCTGTGGACCCTACCCATCAAGTTGACCTTCCAATCTCCAGTCTTCCTTTCAACTTGCCTTGAGTGGCCACCATTTGCACACCAACCCCACCGCCGGGACCACCAGTCCTCGGTGTCCTCGAACTTGACAGACATTCCTGGCAATTCGATAGCTAAAACTTTACGTATGGACGATCTGAGTTCCTTATCAGAAAACAATTGTGGTGTTTTCTTCAAGCCAGCCTTTCCAATACGTTCTATTACTTCTTCTCTCATGTTGACATCATTCATGCCTTTTCCGTGTAGGGACTGGGCCTCCACTATTACAGCCCCTATCCTGTTAATCTGTAACCCAGCCCCCTTTATAATGGTTGTCAGTGCCTTGGCCTCACTCATTGACCTAGCCATCTGAATAGCGATAGCAACCGCGTCCACATAAAATGGTTGCAACACCCCTGCTGCCAAAACCACTGCCGCTGCCTGATCATTAAACAAGCCTTGCATGCTACCGCTATAATATTCAACCTGCTGCGCCATAACAGGCCGCAACTCCAACAAACTCTCATAAACATCAGAAAAACTGACGTTGACCTTAACCCCCGCCTCCTTAACAGGCTTAAGAGGGAACGGCTTTTTAGCTCGTTCCTCGTGTAGACCCAACTTCTTTAGTGTGGTGTCCAATGGCGTGAAAGACGCTTCAACCAGGAGTCTAATAATACTCTCTGGCACTCTAACTTGCAATACTACATTGCATAATAATACACTAGCAGATAAGGCTTGCATATACTTGCCCTGTCTAACTAAAAGGTCCACTTGCAACATTTGTTCAGATATGCTAAGATTTCCATAAATAGGATAATCCTCAGGTATGTACATGGATAAATACTTCCCGATTCTGCCCAACTCAGATACACGCGCTTGGGTACGCTCACTCAGCACCGCTATGGTGCCGCCGGAACCGCAACCCCGCCCGGTGCGTCTCCACCGTGGTCGGGATCTCCTGGATCCGGTACTTCATCGATCACCCGCGGTTCTCCTGCCCCGCCTGGTATAACCCCATGAACATGAGGTCTGGCCATTGGCACCCGTGCCTCCCTGGCATGGAATACCGCTGGCGTCGCGCGCCCAACAATTGGTCTGCTGTTAGGAATAGCCGTAGGCAATCCTCTCATCGCCTCCCCTCCCCCGACATCTACAGGATCAGGATCGAAATGCTGATTTGGTTCGAAGTTACCAGCACTGAAAATCTCACCTCCAGTCATATTGATCGGAGCATGAGCCAACACCCTTGCATTAGTCAGAGCGATACACGCGTGGTCCTTGAACCTCCGCAACGCTCTGCCATCAACACCTAGGCGTCCATCCGCCACCCTGCCCGGCATAGAACATGACATCACCACATCATACGCGAGGTCTGTACTAGAAGGGACGTGATTACGAGCGAAAGCCATGTTACGTTCGTCGAACGCGTAAGGCTTGATGTGCAACCCCATGCTCTGCCCGATGTAGATACAGCTGGCAGGATGGGGTATTGGGGATTGTTGAGACACCCAATTGTACTGATCGATTGACTCACTTGCAGCCCGAGCGACTGCCGGCAAGTCCACTCCTCCCTTCAACGTCATCTTCTCGTCGAGAAACTGCGTTGGAACGATATGGGCCATGCCATCCAGCGCATTATTTGCCAGCGCCACCAAGATCATGCTGGTCCTCATAGTCCTGAATTTTACAGCCGCTCCGTAAGAAGTTCCGAACGAGTGCGTGACCGTACTCTTTTCAAAAGTTGGATAAGCAGTTGAACTAGACGTCCCAGCTATGACACCAAACCCAGCATCATTCGCCGGACAAGCGAACTTCGTTTTTGACAGTGAAGTAGGCTCCACCCAATAACAGAAGGACAGAGTCCTATACCACGTATGTCTGCTGACGACACTCGCGGCAAACGCGAAAGACGCACTGAGGTGAGCTTTGGCTATGCCGCCCCCGGTAGTGTTGAATAACTTTCCGAGATTATCAATATAATTACTGACAAACCCCGTACACGCTTGAGCTATCTGTTGATTCATCCTTAGAGACAAAGCATTCAACTGCGCCTGATCCATGACCGTCTCATCAGTCAGTGCTTGAACCGTGTCCGTGAATACAGTCGGGTAAGCCCTTCCCTCAATAATCACCGTTGGATCGGAACAAGCTGACAATCCCGCTGTAGCCAGTGCGATAGAATCCACAAAAGCAACGAAGGTTGATTCTGACGTGACTGTAGGCGCCGGCAGCGAGTCGAAAGTCCTGACGTACGTAGCAGAAATCCCTCCGTATGGTTTTCGAAAACTCCCCTTCCTTAGGACATCCCTCATGTACCCACCTTCGTAAGAGTGCGCGACCACAGTAGCCACGTCGTGAATCCCACGAGTAATGGCATAAGCAATCACCGTCCCTTGACCGATAGTCTCATACATCGACAAGAGATGCTGCAAACCCGACCAGCAAGCCATCGCAGCCAACGAGTTCACCGGCTCCATCATAGTCGGAGCGTTGTTCTGATCAACCGCTAGCACGTCTGTGAAAATGGTCGAGCCGAAAGCATTCGCCGCCGCGCTGATGACAGCAAAAGTACCTCCAACGTATTCGTCAACCTGCCTCGGAACAAAAACATGCCCGTCAGCCGGCCTCAGGGGAACATCAGAAGTAGCAATCGACCTCACCCTCATAGGCTGCCCGGCTCGGATCATAGCACAGGTGAGCACTCCCGTTTGAACGTATACCGCCAACGCCCTTGCGAGCTGAAAAGCGATAGCACTCATATCCATGGTATCAAAGAGGGGGGTTAAAACCGAAAACTTCTTGCAAGCCGCTGTCAAATCAACGACGAGTAGTTCCCGAGTCCTGACCGTCTGATCGATCGCCTTGAAAGCAGGGAAATTGCAGACCAGCAAATCCTTAGGATTGAGAGATGTAGCCCCGATTTGGTAGAGGATTGGTTTAGAGGATGTCTCTTCCCTTCCATCTATCACGATCGTAGCATTCACAGTTGACACGTACCTCCGAAACATAGCCATATCATTCAGCCTGCCGTTCCCGGAATTCGATAAAACCGATGCCAATGAGATAAGCCTTGATGACCCTCCCACCATATCAGCCACACCATCCTCCCCGTCCATAAATGGCGGGAAAGCCGATGCATTTGAATGGAAGGGCAACCTAGCCGACCCCCTTCCCGTCGTATTTCCTGACCTGTTTCCGCCGTCCATTAGTCTCTGACCTAATGACGACAAACAGTTACAATAATTCTTCTAAGTGAGAACGTGAGCTTCACAGGAGCAAACCGTCTTTCCCTCCACCACGCCGCTCAGCACTGCCAGAATACAGCCGACCCTTTTCAGGAACTGCATCTTTTTACTTATATTATGAGTATAAGTGGTCGAATTATCTTATTATTTACGCGTATGTATCAACCTTGACACGATGAACTATCACGCTTGAAGGATTTAAAGTCAGTTTTTCTTCGATTTCTCAATTCCTACTTCCTCTAAACTCTTCGCTTGAAAGACGAGTCTTTTCCAAAATTCTCATTTAGGTCTCGC